AGTCTTTACTGCCTCCATGCCTTCAAGACAACCGCGCAGGTATTCAATGTGCTTCTCGGGATATCCATTCTCTCGACAATACTTTAGCTGGTCTGTGTATATAGCAAGCTGTCCGTCAATGGCTTTGTAAATGTCTGTCAATTCATATTTCATTGGCATCTCCTTTCTCAGTACAAGGTCATTATCTTCTATTCATAGCCCATTGTCAACTACTTTATACTAATTTATTTTAATTTATTTTAAAATAATCGCTTGACATTAGACTACTTTGTGCTACAATGTCCTTGTTGATGAGAAAGGAGACAGTTATGAACAAAGACTATGAAGAGCCTTATTGGGAAGATGATCCTGACGTGGGCACTGGCGGAGGTTGGAGCCCTGAAGTCCTAGCGATGCTTGAGAAAGCAAAAGGTAAACCCGAGAAAGGAGACGCCGATGAAGAATGAAGCCAAGATCAAGCGGATGGTCCGACGGTGCATGAATGAGCTCAAGAAAAAGAAGTATGAGCTCGACATCACTAAGGAAGACGTGGATCGGGCTGTCAAGATTACCCGAGTCGTCAACAAAGAGTGGTGCAACGGGGCCACGTATGGCGGGCGAAATGTGATTCAGATCAACCTGTCATACTGGCAGCACAAGAAAGGCAAGCACTTCCAGAAGGAGTATGACGCCTTCAACAAGTGCCCCGTGATCGGTGGACGGTGGTGCGAGACTCTGGACCAGTCACTCTGGATAACCGTGGCTCACGAGGTGGCTCACCACGTGCAGTATTCAAAGGGTCCGACTTGTCGGTGGCTCAAGAAGCACTACCGAAAGCCCCACGGTCGAGGCTTTCAGGATATCTACACTATCCTACGGTCAGGCTTAGTGAATAAGATGCTGCCCCACCCCTCAAGCAATAAAGTCAGTGGGGAATAGCTGCTGCAGCATTTCTCGGCTGGACGGACTCACTGGTCCAGTCGGTGCTGCAGTCTCTGGCGCGGGGGCCGTGGTCCCTGCTCCCATACCCGGAACACCTCTGGTCTGTGGCGCTGGGGGCGCGACTCGAGCTTGGGGAGGTATGGTCACCTCGACTTCTTCCTCGGCTGGGGTAGGTATCTGCTCAACCAGCTCCTCATAAAACGCATCCGGGGCAGTCAAGATATAACTCTCAACATAACGTGCCCGTTCTCTGCCTTGTCTAGGACTGGTGACCTGTTTGCGAAGCAGCTCCTGATAAAGCTTAGGGTCTATCGCGGCATCACGCAGAAGCTGTGTTGCTTTGTCCGAGGTCAGACGCGCTAAGATTCCTCTTGCTCGATTAGAGAAGAACTGAGCTAAGACTAGGCTTTGCCCGATGTTTGCAGTTGAGGCTATGTTGGAACCCTGCTTGGCACCTATAACAGCCGCCAACAATTCCATGATGGTAGCAGGGCCGTCATCAAACAAATTAGCCACTGCAGCAGGTGACTTCTGCTCCATTACAAGTATTCGTCGTGCAATGTCTTGAACACGACCTATTTCAACATCGGTCATGCCTAACGCTTTCATGGTGTCTATGTTGTCAATCAGGTCTCGGGTTAAATCCTTTCCTGACACCATCACAACACCGTCAGCCACTTCAGCGGCAGCAGGTTTTGCTCTGTTTATTAAGGCTTCAATGAATGTAGCATGAACAGATTTTCTTTCCTCTGGGTTCAAGTCTCGGACAATCAACGCTGCCCTTTCTGGGTTACCCGCATATCCAATGCCTTCGGCAAAAGGGTCTTGGCCTGCCCTAGATAAAGCTCTGAGCTGTTCTACCACAGGCGACTCGCCTCGGGCATATCTACCGGAAGTCGTAAGATTACCTGTGCGTATTGCCTCAGATACCATGTTAGGACTCAGGATATTATCCCCGGTGTTGTAAACAGCGGTCTCAATAACCTTGTATTGACGATACAGACTATCTGCTTCCCGAAGCTGCAACTGCAGGTCCCTTGGAAGTGAACTATCTATAATTTGTGTCAATTCTGCTTCAGCAGAACCCAGCAGATCAGCTCGTTCAAGGTTACCGGCTTGACGTTGCGCTCTTTGCTCACTTCGTAGTTCACTTCTTAATTGCAGCAAGTCATCTGTTTTGGTGACATTTGCCGCATTAGGGTTAAATACCCTAATACCGGGATACTTAGTTAGCTGATTTTGTATCCAATCTCGAACGGCTTCTCGACTTTCTCGAGTGGCCATGATGTTCTGATTGTCAGTAGCACCTAAAATGTTTTCCGCTTGCTGAGAAAGCGCAGGCTGACCTCGTTTAGGTTTAAGCTGGCCCGGAGTAAGGTCCACCAAGAAACCTTTGGTTGGTTCATACAGAGGATCAAAAGAATCAAATGCCTGCTTCAGCATTTCATCTGTTTGGCCTTGTTGTATGGTTACACCTTCAGGAGTTACACGTTGTATGACGGACTGCTCCCACTGCTGTCTGGTTCGTGGAACGCCCTGAGCATCTGCAAGCTCTTGTTGAGCCGCTCTTCTGGCCTGAAGAAGGTCCACAGCAATCTGATTGGCAAGGTCTGGGTTATCCGCAACAAGACGGGCCTGTTGCGACATTAGCACCGTATCGCCTAGCCATTGAGCAGGAGTAACGCCTTCTGGAATATCGTCCAAAAGATCAGCCAATTCAGCCGCTCTTTCTGCGCCTCCAGCTCTTTCTTGCATCTGCCTTGCTGCTCGAATACCAGACCCTTCTCTGGTCATAGGGAAAATGTTGGTTTTAATAGCATCAACCAGAGCGCGGTGGCTTTTTGGAATTACGACAGGAAGGGCACCGACGCCGCCACCCACTAAGATTTCAGTGCCTACTTGGACAAAGGGGCGATACTCGGGAGAGATACTTTCAGATGTCCTTACGCTTTCGCCTGCTGCGCCTGCGGCAGCCGTAGCTGCAGATTCAATCCCAAGGAACGCGGCAGGACTCCTTGCGGCTGTCTCACCTATTTCAGTGAGGATTTCTCTAGCGGGAGTAGACAGTTGGGCGCCGGGAGCTAAACGCGCAGCTTGTCTTGCCAGCTGTTGACCTGCAGCCGGGACACCCACGATAAAAGGAAGACCCATGCCCAAAGCCCTTGCAGCAGCTCCTCCTTTGCCTTCCATACCAGCACCTTTGGGAAAACCAACGCCATACTCAGCCAGTTTGTTTTTCCAGTCTTTTGGGAGGTAGTCCAGAACTAAGGTATCCAATGTTTCCGCAGCAAACTCACCTGCTGCTCGGGCACCGGGAATATTTGCCGCCAGAAACTCATCAAACCTTCTAACTGCTGAAGGCACTCGGTCCTCTAGTCCTTCGTATGGATCAGGCGCAGTAGCTTCTTCAGCCTGTTCTCCAAGAGACAGTTGAAGCTGCAGAGCTAACGCACGATTACGCAGTTCTTCTTCTGAAGGGGCGCCGTTCTCTTCTTCGTCCATCTCTTTTACCTATTGAAATTTTTGTACTGCAACTATGTAGTCAGCAAGGGCGTCCGCGCTCAGGTCAGCCACGTTAATATCGAGCAATTGCTCTCGTGTCATGTCGCCAAACTCGCCAGCATCTGCGGTTACAACATTGTTGATTGTATCGAAGTAGAGCTTGGAAGCGTCCTCCTTCAACAATGTATTGATCGTGCTTTGTATAGCTCTTGCCCTAGATGAAGCCTCTTCTCGTTCTGTTTTGGGGTTTGAAAGATCATTGCTGTATTTAATGTCACCAACATAAATCCTACCCATCAAGTCTACGAAATTAGCTAAACTCTCTTGAGCAGTTTCAGGGTTTTGAGCGAAATCAAGCGCATTCGGAATAGTGGCTAAAATGCGGTTCTGTTCCTGAACCGATACGCGGCCACTTGTGGCAAGGGCACGAATGGCATCCCTCTCTAACAAACGTAGTCTTTGTGCCGCCTCTTCCGTCTCAAGTGCTGCAGGCAAGAAAGGAAGCTGGCCTAGTGTACTGCTGTACAGGTTTCTGATACCCGCAAAAAGGCCCGTTCCTGTTCCAACATCAAAAGACAGGTCTTTAGGATCAACTTCAGGTGGTCTGGTTGGATCAGGTGGAGGTTCGGGGAAGCCAACGTCAACCACTTCAGCTTCCCCAGTTATGGGGTCACGAATAATAAGGTTGCCTGAATTAGGCTCAAGTCTGACCTGCTCATTGACTATCCGCACAGCGTCCTCTCTAGGCAGTTGAAAAGTGGTCATCAGGTCTTGAATCTTTTCTTCATACGCACTGAGCTTGCCCGGTCTGCTGCTCTTTGCTATTTCCTGCAGCAAATCCAGCTGACGCTCACTAAGCTTTATGTTTGATTCCATAGCCGCGCTTCTTTCCGCTTGTGCGCCTTGAAGAGCCGCGAGCCGTGCTGCTTGCTCTCCTTTTCGTAACTCAGCGGCGCGTGCGCCTATCTGACCGGGCAGGGCGCTTGTCGCTTGAGCCAGACGTGCAGCCATAGAGCCTCGCAGTGCTTGGCCCTGAGGCCCTACATTGCCAGCAAAGCCCAGAGCCGCCTGACCTATGTCGAACAGCATCTGTGCGCGGATCGCGTCCTTGTCCCCAAGCCCAAGGATTTCAGCATACTCAGGAGTAAGGGCCTTGGTCCGTGCAGCAAGATCAGGGACAGCAGCAGGCTGCTGCGCGAGTACATCGGCAATGCTGCTCTGAGCTGCTTGGATAACCTCAGGCGAGAATGTCATTGCTGGGGTAACGCCCGCCTCACCGCTACCGTCTTGAAAATTTTGAACAATGCCGCCCTCAGCCATACCCATAGGTAAAGAGCCAACGCCGCCCGGCTCAACCGGGGGCGCTGGAAGTCCAGCTGCAGCCATTTCCATGGGAGGTGGAGGCATAACGGCGGCTGGAGCCATCGTTCCAAAGGGGAGTGACGACGATGGTGTTAGTGCTTCGATCCCTTGCTGTGCTAATACAGGCTGTAGGAGAGCCAACACATCATCAGGTGTTTCTACTGCTGCGCTCATGCCTACCAGATCAGCCAGCTCTTCGCGTCTGGCATCGACCGAGCGATAATCACCGCGCAGGTTATTCATTAAGACCTCAGGTGAATCAGGACGACGGTCCATCAGCTTGGCCATGTCTTGGTCTTCGCCACCACCAGACATCTCGGCCTCGGCGATCTCTTCCATCAGCTCTTCAATGTCATCCATGAAGCCCTGCATGATGCCGACGTTTTCAATCTCGTCGTCTTTCACTTTTTGCTTTTTCGCCATTTTATTCACCTAGAAAAGTCCGGCCTGCTTTGCGCCTGCTGCGGTTGCCAGCGTACCTACGCCTAAACCTACTGCGGTCTGCAGCGGGCTGGCAGTTGGTGCGGTCTGCGAGGTCAAAGCCATAGAAGTCGTTGGAGCGCCGCGATAGATATCGGACACAAAGCCTAGCTGCTGATAAGGCGCCATAGCCTCCTGCAGTTGAGTCTGTCGGATCGCGTCGATCTGAGCCTGCTCGATTTGTCGCTCGAGGCCACCAAGACCAGCCAGTAAGCCTACGTCCGCAGCGCCGAGTTGCTGTGTCGCTTGGCCCAAGGCGCCATATTGTGTACCCAAGGCACCCATCTGTGAGCCAAGGCTGCCAAGAGCCTGTGCTTTGGAGATGTCTCCGGCTACTTGCTGCGCGGTCAAACCACCAATACCCTGCGCCAGATTGGCAAACTGCATGCCCGCCTGACCAAGGGCTTGTCCACCGGCCAGTTGACGGCCCTGTTGCGCCTCGAAGGCTGCCTGTGCTGCCTGCTGCGCTTGTAAGTAGTTCTGAGCGTAATCCTGCATGATACGCTGCTGCATCAGGTCCTGAACGCCACGCTCCGTCTCGGCCCTCTGGACGCCTTCTCGAGTGCCACCAAAGGCACCGGCTGCCACGGCTTGAGCTGCCTGCCCTTGGCCCGCGATATCTGCCTGACGGCGCATCTCTCTGAGAGCGTTTTGGGTGACTGCCTGCTGATAAGGATTCATGAAGGCAGCTGCGCTGGTCGGGTCATACGCCTGAGCAGAACCCAAAATACCGCCTATGCCTTGGCCCAATACAGGGACAGCACGTCCTAGCATCTCCTGAGCGGCCTGATACTGTGGCGCCGTCTGGATAGCTCCAGCGGCCAAAGCACCGCGCTGCGTCAGGTCCATGCCCTGAGTAAGGCCCTGAGAGCCGGCTTGGATATACGGCTCAAATGCGCCTATGCCTTGCTTGGCAAAATCAATCGCCTGCAGCTCAGTACCAGAAAGCCCTGCGGCCTCTGTGGCAGGCAGGAACATCGGTTGGTTATAGAGACGCTGTGCTTCTTGAATGAGACCGAGCTTATACGCCTCGACCTCGGGCGCCTCCCGCACTATTTGCGTGGAGATAGTTTGATCAACCATTGGCTCTGCCCTCTAATTTCTTCATCATCGCGTACATGCGCTTGGCGCCTTTGCGCCGTGATCCGTCGCCCATGCCACGTACAGCGCGGGCGGTGAAGACAAACTCACCGTCACTCAGCATTGCTGGAATGTCGTCAGATGTCTCGGTGCCGGGACCGTTAATTGCCCCAGTCTTACGTGGAAATTTGCTGCGGTCCATACTGCCACCCTTTGCAGCGCCCACAGGACGTGGCGTGTAGGTCTGATATGGGCTGGTTGTGGACATTGGCTGCACACCACCGAACCGCAGGCCATATAGCTCAGGATACTGACGTAACAGGTCCATGCCCGGCGTGCCCATGATGCCCTCAAAACCCTCAGGTATCTGCGGCTCTTCTGCCTTAAACCCACCTGTAAGACCCATGACGCCTAGGCCAGTGGCGGCAAGAGGGCCGTATTTGGCAAGAGGGCCAACTTTTGCGGCTGCAGCCATAGCGTTTTTACCTGCTTCAGTGGCTAACACCCTTGCTTGCTCTTCTCCTACGGTCCCTACTACAGACTGATACATTTGATCATAAGCAGGCTTAAAGGCTTCACCAGAAGCTGCCTCTGCGGTAGCTTGGATACGATTTGGCAGAATCTTGTCTAGACCGCGCTGAAATAGGCTTTGGCTTTGCGGTAAATTATCAACACCTAACTGAGCCACGTTTTGACCGGGGACACCTACTGACTCAATCACAGGGACGCCTGTGGCGCCTGTAGTAACAGGGGGAGCGGTACCCGCTACAGGAGTGCCTGCGGCGGGCTGCACGGGAGGCGCCATTCCTGCCTGACCAGCAGCAAAAGGATCGGAAGGCATTACGGTTTCGATACCTGCAGCAGGCTGCATAGGGGGAACAGTGCCTGCTTGAGTGGCAGCAAAAGGATCGGCAGGCATGCCTGTAGCCGCTGCTTCCTGCACTTCAGCTACGGTCTCAGCAGCTGCCTGTGTAGGATCGGTCAATGCCGCCTCTTGGCCGCCACCAGTAAAGAAGTCTTTGGCCTTTTGTACCTGACCAGAGATAGTGGTTGGTCCAGTGTAGCTACCTGCTTGGAACGCTTCTGCGCCACCAAAGACACCAGCGCCAGCGCCACCGATAAGACCGCCTATGGCGCCGGCCTTGAGCGATTCTTTCAGGTCACCACCAGCAAGGGCCGTGGACCCTGCACTGCCAACAAAGCCAGACACTGCAGCAACACCGGCTGCTGAACTTACGCCTATGGCACTCGCTGCAGCTGGCCCGAGAAAGAAAGCCAAGGCCAAAGTGGTCACAATACGACCGACCTTGGACCGCACAAACTTCTTGGCGGCTCGTGCTATCTTGGACAGGCCCTTCTTGATGCCCTTGAAAAGCTTTCCTATGAAGAACTCAGGCAGACCAGTGTTGGGGTTAATCGTGCCGCTACCGCCCATCTGGCGCAGGATTCGCGCTTCACGGGGCGAGATATGGGCAAGCATGGTGTCACCGTAACGTCCCTGTTGCGCCATAGCCGCTGCCATAGGCTTCAGGGTAGCTAGGCCACCGTTAGCAAAACCTTGAGGAGGCAACTCAGCGCCTCCAGTGGCGCGAATCTCGTCTACTGCAAGATTCAGAGCGCCGAAAAACTCAGGGTCAAAGGTAGGAGGAAGCATTTCTTCAGGAATATCCTGCGCTAAATACTTCTCACGAATCTCTGGATACCGCTCAGGAGACGCCAGAATCTCGTCTACCATCTGATTCAAGACATCCAAAGCCTCTGGAGGCAGGTCCAGACCACGCAGCTCGGCCTTGAACTCGGCCACAGCCATCGGATCAGCTTCTGCTGCCGTGCTTAGAAGGTCTTCGGAAAACTCAGACGGAGGGATTTCCTGCCGCATTTGTTCAAATACAGCAAGGTTCTCTGGTGTCATTTCAGCAGGCCCAGCAGGGGCCTGTGTGGCGGCTTGGGGAGGGAGTCCCGCCATTCCCGGCATCGCTTCAGCCATGTCCTATCCTTTATGTTTTAGGTAGCCTCATAGGGCTGCACGCCGGGAAGACGTGTAAGTACTGCAATTATCAAGAAATTGTTAGTTTCTGTCCACCTCAAGGTAGGACAGATAAAAGTGTACTGTAGCGGCTGTAGACGTAACTTTTAACACATCCCCAGCTTCCAGAACACAAGGCACACCGTTAAATACGTCGGTAGTGGCGTTTGCTGCTAAGTTTTTACTCTTCAGCAGGTAATTAGTTGTCGCCAGCGCATCTGAGTTGTACTGCGTCACAGAGACGTTTGTGGCGCCTGTGCTGGCATTAGTGACCCGTAGGGACCGTAAAACCGCCGTCGTGGCCGCTGGGACGGTGTATATCGTCGTCTCAGTCGCCGCATTCGGAATAAGGTCCTGATGTAGGTAACGGTTGCTCATGTTAGATCGAAAAACTCAAAAGTGCCGATGATGTCGTTATTGCCAGTAAAGACGCGGGCTGCAAGGGTCAGTGTATCGCTAGTTCCGGCGATTGTCCTGCCCAGCTGCAAATCAAAGTTATAGTCAAATGTCGTTCCAATCCCTGAGGCACTTTGATTGGTGCCGCTCATATACTGCACATGCAGGATTTCACCTCCAGAAAGGGCCGTGGCGCTTATGTCATAGTCCACGTTGGCAAACTCGGTGGTATTGTAAGACGCCCCAGTTAGCGTGGCATTGCGTATCAGGGCAATCTCATGGTCGGCTGGGCTAGTGCCAGTGGGCAGCGCAGGCAACCCTGCGGGTAAAATCACCGCGTCAAGGCGGTCAGAGGCCAATCGTATGGTAACCAGAGGCTCGAAACTCGTGCCGACAGAAGTTTCGGCAGTCATTCGGGCACAGTTTTTGTTGACTCTTGACTGATACCCGCCCTCTGAGATAACAGTGGAACATATTTGCTTCATTTGAGAGCTAGATGCGGTGGTTCCTGTGTTGGTAATTTCATATCTAATGGGCAAAATGGCTGTGGTCATGTAGACGCTGGCATTGACGTTAGCGTTATGAAACGTATGCGCCACGATAAGCTGGCCGTTGATCACGAAGCCACAGCGCACGGAACCAACGCCAAGCCACTCAAAATCTTGCCACAATATCTGTGATTTGGTCAGGTCCAGCGTGATTTCGCTGGCGCCATTGCCGTCAAAGGTGTCACCGTTCCAGCTGGACTGGGCCACTCTCGTATCTACCGCAGAGCCAGAGGTATAAGTCCGCATCACCAGATAAACTGTGTCGTCGTCCTGCTCAAGAAATACACCGTTTTCGCTAGAAAAATAGCCTACCCGCTGCCTGAGGTTGGTCTTGGCCGCATCAAACACAAAGGTGTTCATAACCAGCAGGCTTTTACCGGGCTGATATGGGAAAACGCGCTTGGTTTGACGAATTACCTCGTCACCAGAGGCGGTGCCGACATCAAGCTCCGTGGTGCTTGCATTAGCGTCATAGGTCGTTGAGCCGCCACCACTGGTGGACGTGTCAAAGTTACCCGAGTCCTGATAACGGCTCTGGCTGTCGAATAACGTAAAAGGAGGGCTTACTCTGGTACGGCCAAAAGCATCAGCGGCGGGACCGGAAGGGTATACTGGGGTTGGTCCTGTCACGTCTTCCTCTCCTCCTCTGCTCTCGAACCAAGAGATTGCCGCCAGTGAGTTCTCGCTCGTAATTGGCGTGTAAGTGTTATTGAGCTGAAACACAATCTGTTCCAGCGATCTGACCAGTTGGTTGAACTGCTCAGGACTGTAGTCGCCTGTGGCCGCGTTGGGCAGACGAACATTGTTGATTTTGCTCATCTGAGGCCATCCGGCTGGATATCCACGCGCAGCGTGCCGTAACGCCAGTCGGTGTTAAGCTCGTCGCTGGTAATTTTAAGCGATATCTGCCGCCCACGCGCTCGGGTGTCTACTTTCTCTGTTGTAGGTGAAATAGTGTATGGGTCCAGTGAGCTATTGGTCGCCGATGCTTGCGGATAGGCCCGCAGGAAAAGATTTACCGTCAGGTCACCCTGTTGGTCCTTGAAGTCCGGTATGAACTTCCGCATCAGCATCATGTTATCCCCGTCGCCTATGTCGAAGTAGCCTGACGTGATAAACGCACTTAAAGGCTGCCCATCGGCGTTAATGCCTTTCTCATGCTGGTAAACCTGAGAGCGGCCTGCTGTCAGCCCGTAGATAGTAGTGATTGTGCTTTCTGTGCCATTTGGGTCGTAGTCAGCACCAAAAGGCTGGTCAAAGGCGCCGTAATCGCGCCACGCGGTTCGGGATAGCGTGCCAATGGCCCATGTGTTCTCGACATAGTTATAGGTCACGCAGCGGTTTATGTAGTCACTTTCCTTACTGCAATAGAACCACGTCACCTCGTTGAACTGGCTATTCAGGCCGGCATATATCTTGTTCTTCTGGATAAGGTTAATGTCCTCATACACGTAGTCCTGCACGGTAGACGGCAACTTCTTGACCGTACCGTCGAACACGTAGAAAGCCTCGATGCCCATCCAGAAAGCCACGCCGTTCACGTCAATCGCAGCGTGCGGCCCAGAGCATCCACAGTTGGCGCCCAGCTGGTTGAACCCAAAGGTATACGGAGGCCCAATAAACTGCATGCCATGCAGTGACGTGTCGGTGATTATGAGTATCTGACCACGCGATCTGATGGCCGTCACGATCTCATTACCGTCAGTAAGACGCTGGCCACCAGCGGTGTTGGTCGCACTTTCAACAAAAGTGTTGATGTCTTCTTGGTCCGAGAACCGAACAAACATCGGGTCCTGAGTTGAAGAGTCACCTATAGTGGTCTCGGTGCCAAACAGCACCAGATGCCTGTCTGGTGTAGACACCAAGGCAAATTTGCTTTTTGTCGGAGCGTTGGTGACTTGAAAAGCGCGACTGCTGACGCCTGCACTTAAATCCCAGCGGAAAGTCTTGCCGTCCTGCAGCTGACAGATAACATCTTCACCGAAGTTATCAAACTGCCATACCCGTGCAGAAAGGCTGATTCCTGTGACGCCTGATCTGGGTGTGCCCCATGTAGAAGCGCCCCAAGTACCAGTGCCCCAGCCAAAGTCGAAAAAGCTGATGTCAGAGCCGGTATTGATCTGATACTCACCCACAACAGAAGCACCGCCATTACCTGTATCTGACCCATCGGCATTGACTGGGGCAGTAATAGTATAAGTGTCTGCGTTTAAGATTTCAGTAATCTCGTACTCGCTGTTCAGGATATCAGCAGTGATCTGGCCACCAAGGGAAACAGCGCCGGAAAAGGTAACAAAATCGCCGTCAAAGGCACCGTGAGAGGCGTCGGTGACCGTAATGATCGCAGAGCCTGCAGATGCTGAGAAAGTAACGTCCCCGGCTGCAGTGGTTACTCGGATAGGTGTCACGTCATACCATGCACCACCTGTGTTGATGTAAAGCTTCTTGTGCGTGCCAATCATGACATACGGAATGCCAGTCAAGCTCGTCCAAGTGAATATGTCAGAAGGTCTGCCTACAAGGTAGTTTGATGTGGTGTCAGTAAACTCTTCCCAGCCGCCTATTTTCTCGGGCAGTCCGTAACGGAAGCGCACGTTGTCGCAATCGGTCCAGCCGCCTTCGGCACCGTACTCAGTGTTCTGTTTGTCGATACCGGGCGCCAACGCCAATCTGAAATAAGCCATCGCATCATTCCACGTATTCGCCGGTTGCAATCATGTCTGTAAGCTCTAAAGCCCGACCACCGACCTGTTTTGCCCAGCGAGAATCTAAAAACTCAGTTGCAGCAGTTGCATAATCGGCCACTTCCATAGCGGCCAGTGCCTTCTTGAACCCTCTCAGGCGCGTAGCTCCAAGGTTAAAGGCAATATCGATCATAGCATCTTTTCGGACATCATCTAAGTCGTTAAACCACAGGTATTCTGCAGCTAACTCCTTGATTACGCGGGCTATATCGTTCTCAAGCAAAAAATCAACTTCTTCATCAGATAGCCCGATGCCGTTTTCTGGGTCAATATTACGCCCAATACCCAGCGTCCAGTAGCCCTCAGGGCATTTATATGCCACATGGCGGCCATTGGTAACCACTTCGCCCTCGTGACGCTTGAGCATTGCAACCAGCTTTTCCATATCACTTCTTGCCATTACTGCCACCAAAGAAAAACGCTGAGATACCAGAAACAAGGCCCCCAAGGTAGCCCAGTACGAGATTCACCACCCCGTCATCATTGGCGTCAGGCGGCTGTATAGTGACCAT